CTACACGCTTTCCATTTGATATTGTATTCTTATTTCTCTATGTGCTTATTTCACTACCTCAAAACCGGCCGTCTGCAGGTCATTTAAAAATCTTTCCCGTAATTCAGTGCAATAACTATTCTCTAAGCAATAATCCTCGGCATTTTCTTTGCCGATCTTTTGTCCAAACTTGTCATAGCACTCCGATAGGCGAGTCGTTTCAAACTTATTTTCTTCGATAATATACATTATATTATCTTCTTCATTTCTTTTCAGTACGATTAAATCCATAGTTTATTTGTTTGTGTTTTTAAATTCATTATAAACCTGATTCAGATCAAACTGTCTTAAACAGCTTGCATCCTGTCCCTCATATTCACCGTAAACTCCAAATACAACCCCTTTGTAGAGCATAAAAGTAACATTAAAGTTATTTTCTCCATTACTTTCGAAATTTTCCACTTCGGTAGATTCTGCCATTTTTAATACGTCTCCATCCTTATCCTGTACAAACGGGCGTTTTTCAATACCCAAATCCTGATACATGTTTTCAGGAAACATAGTGTAGTTTTCCAAAATTTCAGCAACCTTATTACTAATTTCTATTTTTTCGTTGTTTACGAAAACTGCCTTACCTGTTTTGTAGTTATAAATTTTCATAGCCTTATTTTTTAAAATCATGTATTATTATTTCGATACAAATATAACACATATATTAATATTACACAAGAAAAAACAAAAATATTTTTCACTTATGTATTGAAAAATATAAAATTCTTTCCGGATATACATTATTTATCTATCTTTGTCGATAATATTAAATATAACATATATGCTAAGAGTAAAAGAGATTGCAAAGGAGAAAGGAATAACCATGCAGGTGTTAGCCAAACGGATGGGAATAACACAGCCTGGTTTATCTATGCTGCTGAACCGGAATCTTACATTACAAAAGTTATACGAAATAGCTAAGGCTTTAGATGTACCGGTTCCTGAGTTATTTAAAGAAGAAAGTAGTAGTATCCGTATTACCTGTCCGCATTGCGGGAAGTCTGTAACTTTAAAAGTAGGATAACGGGGATCAACCTCGTTATTCTATTTCGTTTGCCTCTTTTATAAATGTCTCTATCCGCTCCAACTTTTCCCGAATGGAAGCATTGAAGAATCTGCTCTTGTTCTTAATGTCTTTTACTCTATTTATTAAGTCGAGATCGACATTAACGTAGTCTTGGTTGATTTTTATGGCTAGCTCTAGGAAGTGCGCCACTGTGTTCTTTCAAAAATATTCTCTGAATGCGTTATTTGGATTTATTATAAATAATCGCTATTTTTGTTTTGTTGTTATGTAGCAACACACACTAATCTGAACGGCTGGCATGAAACAAAAAGTAATTCATGATAAAGTTGATATTTCTTTAGTCTTGCCTAATGAGGGACAGATAAACGATATACCGCAAAATCCGAGGCGCATTGACAAAGAGAAATTCAAGGAACTATGCAAATCCATAAAGGCTCTTCCCGAACTGACAGAAGCCCGTGAAATCATCGTCTACCCTCTCAACGGAAATTATATTGCCTTGGGTGGTAATATGCGCCTAAATGCTTATTCTGAATTAGGATGGGAAAAAGTGCCTGTATGTATTCTTCCAGAGGACATGCCTACAAAGAAACTCCGTGAAATAGTGATTCAAGATAACAATTCATTCGGTGAAACTGATTGGGATATGATAGCCAATGAATGGGATATGGAAGAATTGGACGATTGGGGATTTGATGTATGGCAAGAGCCGAAGAAAAAAAGCAAAGATCCGAAAAAGGATGAGGAAGAAGAGGATGAAAATGCCGATTACTATGCGATGATGTTGGGCGATCGGATTTATGACAGCAATAATGAATTTGACATACCCAACCTAAAGATTGACGGACAGCCCAAAAGCGGTCTTCTTTTGCCTTTCTCTGGATGGGGAAGTGATAAAAGAGCGAAGAAAGGCATATCCACCTATCATTTTTATGTGGAAGATTATCGGTTTGAAGCGATATGGAAGAATCCTAACGAGGTACTGAATAGCGGATGTACGGATTTGGTAGAGCCCAACTTGTCTCTATTCGATACAACCCCTATCGCCTACGGTTTACAACAAATATATAAAAAGAGGTGGATTGCCAGATATTGGCAGGAATGCGGCGCCAATATTTATGCAGACTTGAATGTTTCAAGAAAATTTCAGAAATACAACCGCCTGGGAATCCCGGACGGATATAACGCATTCTTTGTGCGAGGATATGCCGACAGGGAAGAGTATCTGAAAGAAGAAATCCAAATCGCCCGTGAAATATCAGGGAAAGACATCCCGAATATTATGGTTTACGGCGGAGGTGATAAAATAAAGGAGCTTTGTATACTGAACAATGTGATTTATGTGGAACAATTTATGGCTAACAGAGTAAATAAAGGAGGTAAAAATGGCGAAAACAAGCGGTGGGGTTAGAAGTGATAGTTCATCAAGTAGCAGAGGGAAAACAATAAAACAAAGGGAAGGATTTAAAACATATAATACAAAAGATGGAATTATTGAGGTTCCAGAACTTCATATAGACATTCATGGTAAACCTGTTGGTACTATAGAATGGAAATTATGGGAAAAAAACGACAAAAAAAGACTGTATGGAAAGGTATATTATCCTCATTCAAAGCCTGTTGATATTGGATACTACGACTTAAAAAATAATATATCTTTTTTTAGTAGTCGTCCCGTTGCTGTTGCAAGGTCAGTAGAAATGGATATTAAGATATATAAAAAAGCAAAGAGATGACAATAAAGAAATAAACTACGGCAAAGATATCTAGAGCCCTCACCGATAGCACAATAACACAATTAATGTCCAACAAGGACATCCCGACCCGTGCTTCTAGATGAATAATTATTGAAAACGGCGAAAAAACGGCGAAAAATGGCAAAATTTGAGAAAGGAAATAAAAAAGGATATAAAACACTTTTTACAAGTGACAATCAGCCTGTAAATCGTGGCAGAAAACCCAAGCTATACACCATCGCTAAAAAGAAATACAACATATCCCACGAGGAATATAAAGATGTTATTGCCTATCTGATGCAATGCACCAAGAAAGAGATAAACAGCATCGCAGAAGATGAAAACACGCCTATTTGGATTGTAAACGTGTGCCGGGCATTATACAAAGATTCCGGACGTGGAGAGGTCAAGACCTTAAACGACATCACAGAACGCATATTTGGAAAGATTCCAAATACAACAGAGATAACCGGTAAGGACGGGAAAGACTTAATCCCCAAAATCGACATTGAGATTATCGACAAAAGGGAGGATGTAGAACATGAAGATACAGACTACTAAAATATTCTCCATTGTTGATAATGCCATTAATCAGTTTGATATTGTAGACGGGCAGAAAAAGCGCAAATATACCACGATATCGGCGCAAGGCTCCAGCCGTTCGAGTAAGACATACAACATTCTTATAAGACTTATCACCTATTTATTACAGAATCCTGGTTTAAGATTATCTATCGTCAGAAAGACGTTGCCGGCATTAAAGGCGACCGTATTTGTGGATTTCAAGGAGATAATGCGGAACATGGGAATATATGATGAGAAAGGATGTATGAACAAGACAGACTTCATCTATACATTCCCAAACGGTTCATGGATTGATTTTTTCTCTACGGATGATGAGCAGAAGATAAGAGGACGTAAGCGAGATATACTATTTGTGAATGAAGCTAACGAAATATCATTCATTGAATGGCAGCAGCTTAAGATGAGAACGACAAAGTTTGCCATCATTGACTATAATCCATCTTTCTCTGACGACCATTGGCTTTGTGAAATAAATAGAGACCCACGCACCTACCATTTCATCACTACATACAAGGATAACCCATTTCTAGAACAAACAATCATCGATGAAATAGAGAGCTTACAATATAAGAATGAATCCCTATGGAGGGTTTACGGGCTTGGATTGCAATGCCAAGTAGAGGGGCTTGTTTTCCCTAAATACACGTTAGTTGATTCAATACCAGATTATTGCAAGAAGCGCGGATACGCTAACGACTTCGGATATACTCATGACCCTACAGCTATAGTGGATGTTGGTTTGCTTGACAATAAGCTATACATAGATGAAATATGCTATAAGACGCACATGTTAGCCGGCGACATAATAGAAGAGTTCAAAGGCGTGCCGAAGATGAGAGTTATTTCCGAAAGTGCAGATCCTCGACTGATTCAAGAAATATATAATGCTGGAATAAACATCTACCCTGTTGAGAAGTTCAAAGGTAGTGTGATGGCCGGCATTCAAAAAATGCAAGAATACGAGATATGTATTACTCGCAGAAGTTCGAATGTAATAAAGGAGTTTAATAATTATACCTACTTGCAAGACAAGGCTGGAAAATGGCTAAATGAACCGATTGACAAGTTCAACCATGCCATTGACGCAGTAAGATATTGGGTGCTTGCTGAAATATTAGGACATATTTACGACCGGAAAGTATTTTACGACAAAGATGAGTTTGATATTGATATATTATAACTGAAAATCACTATATTTGCATTGTCTTGTGATGTTACAAGGCACCCAAAACAGAACGGCAAGCCATGAATCTATTATCTACTTTTTTCAATTCGGCATCAAACACTATTCAGAATGCTATAGGGATTAATCGGACTGTTGAAGAATTGATCCGGGATAGGGACATTTCAAAGGTCATTTCTTTGTTACAAAACAGGGACGAAGAGGTAAACGAGGCTATTTTAGAGTACAATCCAGATACGCATAAGATTATGCGTAAACAAGACAAAATTAGAATCGGGAGACCTCCTAAAGTCCTCGCAAAACTATCAGCTCCCTATCAGCAAATCATAAATGAAATAGAACTGACATTCATGTATGGGAACCCTCCGACATGGCAGCAGGATTCAGACGGAGCGGATAGAGCTTTCCAAGTTTATTCCGATGTACTGAAAAACACGCGATGGAACACCACACAGAGGGAGTTTAAGAGATTAGCCGGCGCGGAAACAGAGGCGGCAAAATTGTACTATGTTTACAAAAATGATGCTGGAGAGAAAAAGGTTGGTGTTAAAGTCCTCGCAAAAAGCAAAGGGGATGAATTAAGGCCGCTCTTCGACCAATACGACAACATGCTTTCTTTCGGGCATGGATATTACCTGTTGGAGGGGGTAAAAACGGTTTACCACTTCGATATATACTACCCGACTATTATTTACCGATGCAAAAAAACAAATGGAGCTTGGGAAGTTGTAGCAGAAAAAAACGAGATAGGTAAAATCCCTGTTGTCTATGTCACACAAAACAAGGCTTGGTACGGCATTCAGCCTTTAATAGATAGAATCGAGGCACTCCGTTCCCGCGTATCCGATGTAAACGATTATGTTGCCGACCCGATACTGGTTATGTCTGCTGACGTTGCCGAATCTTTAAAGAGCAAAAAAGACACGGCAGGATTGCCGGACACTGAAAAAGCAGGAGGCGGTAAAGTGGTCGGCGTACCGAGCAAAGACAGCAAATTTGACTATCTTTCCGTAGATACTGCTGTCGATTTGAAAAGAGAGGAGATTAAAGACCTCGAAAAGTGTATCTATATGCTATCTATGACGCCGGACTTATCATTTGACGCACTTGTAGCAGCAGGCGCACCGACAGGCAGGGCGTTAAAAAGGGCTATGGCGTTAGGCTACATGAAGAGGGCGAAGAATATGGAGATATACTACATTGCACATGAGCGAGAAGCAAGCATTATAAAGGCGATTATCGGGAATGTGCTTGACGTATCTTTAAAGTCAGAAGTTGAAAATCTTTCGGTTTCATGCCAGCTTGCCGAACCATTTCAGGACGATGTGAGCGAAAAGATAGCAGACATTATAAATCTTTATAGCTCTGAATTGATAAGCCGGGAAACCGCACTTACGTTAATCGACTATATCAATGACCCGAGTGTCGAACTTGACAAGATTCTGAAGGAGATAAAGGAAAGGCAGGAACAACAGATTGAGGCGCAAGGCTCCTTATTAGGGGAATTCCAACGGGACCAAGAAAATGAAGAAGAGGAATAATTTATACCGATTTTGGCTTCATGTCCTCTCCGTGTTCAGAAATTCATATCTTGAAGACTATCCAGACGGAAAAACAAAAAGAAGAGAAATAAGAAAGAGAAGATGAAGACAGACGATTTAACACCCGATCAGTTATATAACCTGTTGCTTGAATTGGACGCACAGACTGCAGCACGTTTGAAGCGTCTTTATTCCGAATTTTCAAAGGAAATAGCGAATATTCCGGGTGTTAAATCGTATCTATTTGGTAAAAAGTTGAAATCTTTCTCTGATATTAACGGAATAAAAGGCATCGACGGGAAAATAGACAAACTTATCGATGAAATATACTCTATTGTCACATCGGCCCAAGAAACGGCATGGAGAATTGGTGAAAAAGTCACGGAAACGCTTGTATTAAGCAAGATTTCTACAGAATTAGCCGATAATTTGCGGAAATCCGGATTGTTTAAGCACCGGAATAAGGCGATGGATGCCTTTAAATTCAATAAAGATAAATTTGACATATCCACAAGGGTATGGAAAGACGGGATAAAGGCACAAATTGAAGAATCCGTACAACTTGCCGTGTCAAACGGAGAATCGGCGCAAAAACTAAGCAAGGATTTAAGGGAATATCTACAAGAACCGAAAAAACTATTCCGCCGAATAAGGGACAAGGAAACCGGAGAATTGAAGCTAAGCAAAGCGGCGAAGCAATATCACCCCGGGCAAGGCGTATATCGGTCTTCCTACATGAACGCAAGAAGACTTGCAGCAACAGAAATAAACAATTCTTACCGGATGGCTGAATGGGAAAGTTATCAAAACAATCCAGTAATTGTAGGCTTTCAAATCAGATTATCGAACAACCACACGCTAAAGAACCCGAAAACAGGAAAGCCGGAGCCATTTATTGATATATGCGACTATGCACAAGGCAGGTACCCAAAAGATTTCGTATGGTACGGATGGCATCCGCATTGCCGATGTATCATGACGCCGATATTCGCTACACAAGAAGACATTGCCGCTATGACGCAAGCGATATTAGACGGCAAAGAACCGACAACGGTAAAACCAAAGATGATAACCGACATACCAGATAAGTTCATCAAATGGTCACAAACTCATAAAAAACAAATATCGGGATGGAGTGCCCTACCCTACTACGTCACAAATAATCCTAAATATGCGGAAAAGTATTTCATTTATCCAAAGGTGTTCAAAGATTTGTAATTTTTATTTGGATTAAATAAAAATAATGTGTACATTTGCAATACTATCAGGTGTATGATGATGTACACTGCCCATTAAAATAACGGAATTACTAACAGAAAAGGCAAGCGCCTGATAGTTGTATTTATACTATCGGACGTTTGCCTTTTTTTATTCATCACGAATGAAAACAAAAATCCTATCTAAGCTAAAAACTAAGTATTCAAATTTAGGGTTTGGCGAAAAGGCTTTTGACGGAGTGGCCGATTACTTATCTAAAACCGTCACAGAAGAATCACAAATCGAGGCGGCAATCGCGGGGGTTGAACCCCTGTTGAAAGCATTTCAGGGCGATGTAGACGAGATAAGGACGGAGAAATCCGAACTCCAAAAGCAGTACGACGAACTGAAAGCCAAGCAGGACAAAGGGGACGATCCTGAAAAGAAAGAAGAAGCCAAACCGGACGATATGAAAGCCATGATTGCGGCGGCAGTTGCCGAAGCGGTCAAACCTTTTCAAGAGAAAATCCAATCTTACGAAAAAGACAAGGCAGATACCGACCGGAACACTTTTATCTCTTCCGAAGCCAAAAGGCTGGGTATCGACGAATCAGACTTGAAGTATCTCAACGTGCCGGCAGAACTTGATAACGCTGGGATTACGTCACATCTAACCGCATATAAACAGCACATGGTAGACAAAGGCATTCCGGAAAGAGGTGGTTTTCCGCAAAACAAAGGCGAAATCACTCAAGAGCAAGCCAAGGAAATTGCGGATAGTTTATTAATCTAAAATCAGAAGGATATGACAGTAGTAAATTTAGTGAATGAGCCACAAGGAGTCATTACCGGTAACGACAATATCGTTATCGTGAATTACTTTGACGGCATCCGTGGCGGTCGCTCGCTTGACTTGACAGGATACGCGGAGAAATTTGTAAAAGCCGGACACATTCTTATTGAAACGTCAGACGGCAAGATTCAGCCTCTGCCTGTCAGCGAGGAAGCATATACCCCACTTGGCAATGAATCAGCGTCGAAGTATTATGGGGTTCTCGTAGCAACCATCCCGGCAAGCAAACCGTTTGCCGCTATCATGACGCGAGGCACCATCAACCCAAAAGCAGCACCATACACCATGAGTGCCGAGCTTATCGCCGCATTGAAGACCGCATTACCGTTAATCGATTATCAGGAGGACTAAGACATGGAAAAATCACTTTACTTTGATTTGATTCAGAAAAACTTCCCGAAGCTGATTTTGGCTATTGTGGAAAAACTGAACGACAAGAATCAGACGCAGCTGTCTTATATGTTCAAGCAGTTGCTTAAAACGGATTATTCCGTAGATGGCCGTTGGGCATCCCTTACGGGACAATATACGCGGGTTGCCGCCGATGTGGTTGCAATGGATTCACCGCTTCCGTTGAAAAAGCGTGATTCGTTGGAGAAAGAAAGCGGAGAACTTCCAAAGATGGGCATGGAATTGTTCCTTAACGAAAAGCAGATGACGGACATTGATACGTTACTCGCACAGGGATTTGATGAAAAAACCATCATCGCCAAAATCTTCGAGGACACTCCGCGCGTGATTGCCGGTATCTGGGAGCGTATCGAATTGATGTTCTTGCAAGGCCTGTCTACCGGTGTGGCATTGGCAGATACCGACAATATAGGCACCGGTGTACGTGTGGATTACGGATATCTTACCGAAAATAAATTCGGCGTTAAGGTCGTTTGGGAAGGAAACACATCAACTTCAAAGCCGATTGATGATATCCGGAAAGTTCTTAAAAAAGCTGAACAAGACGGCAATGTTATCATCGGAGCTTATGCTGACCAAGCATGGTTTGACAACTTCAACGCATCCGACCAGGTACGCCAGCAGTTCGCATTTTTGCAGGGTTTCGTCGGTACCAATATCCCTGTACTTGACAACACCCAGGCAAACAGGGTAATGTCAAGTAAGTTTAATTTCACTGTTACTAAAGTTGACAGGACTATCAAGACGGAGAAAAACGGGACACAGACAAACAATACACCATGGAAGAAAGGGATGATTGTATTTGTTTGTGATCGTCAGTTAGGCTCCTTGGTGTGGTCGCGTCTCGCAGAAATGAATCACCCTGTACAGGGAGTAAACTATCAGACGGTAGACCAGTATTTGCTCGTTTCCAAATACCGGGAAAATCGTCCTTCTCTCCGCGAATACACCACTTCACAGGCTCGTGTCGTTCCTGTAATCGCGAACGTTGATAGAATTTATACTATGGACACCACAACCGTACAGGCATGAAAGTAAAGATTTTATCGGATTTCAGAGACAAATATGACTATTCCCGGTTATATAAAGCCGGGGATGTCATTACGCTCAATGAAGAGCGTGGGAATGAACTTATTGCACTTGGTTTGGTTGAGCCTTTTAATAAGAAAGAGGATACAACCGAAGAAGAGAAAGAGGATACAACCGAAGAAGAGAAAGAGGATACAACCGGGAAGGGAAGAAAAACCAAGGATGCTTAAAATTGATGTAATATGACCTACAAGGAATACATAACTGCTACATTATCCAAGTTCTATATATCTCCGGAAGAGATTGATGTGATAATGTTGAATCAGAATATTACGCCGGATGAAGATGTAGACCCCAAGATTGCCAAAATGGCGATGTACAAGGAGTTTTCACAAATCATTCCGGTAGCGAATATGAGCGAGGGGGGAGCATCCACATCATGGAACATGGAGAGTGTTTTGTTATGGTATTCCTTGTTAGCGTCTGAACTCGGAGAACCGGACATGACAAAGGAAAATAACACAATTAAGGACTATTCAGCGTATTATTGATGTACAATTATCCGGACAAAATAGAGTTATCAACGTCAAGCTCAGGAGGAGGAACACCTGGTTCGATTGACTATGATGGGAACGGAGACCCGATATTCGGAGGTGGAGACAGTGGAGGAGGAGAAGACGGTGGAGGGTTTGAGTTTTTGTCCGATTGCCGCATTGAGGAGAACAACTCATATTCGCTTAGCGGGACTTATATCTATTCTTTCAACGTCTACCTGCCTAAATCTTTTGATGCTAGAAAGCTGCCTAAAAAAGGGGCAACAATAAGATTGACAAAGAAAGATAAGACCGTGAACGAAGTTGAGGCTACGGTAGTCGATAGCCGATCGACAAAATTTAACTACGTGATAAAGACATGAAAAGCGGATTATCATATAGTAAAAACGAGTTTAATCAAGTTCTTGGCATACTTGATGAATCAATTGGCCGTGTGGAAGAGGCAATAAAATTCACATTGAAAACCGTTGTCGGGGGAAAGGCTGTAGCTCATGCGAAATCATACGGAAATTTCACAGACCGGACAGGTAATTTGCGCAGTTCAATCGGTTATGTGCTGGCAAAAGACGGTGATATTATTGATGTAGGAGGATTTGAATCTATTTCAGGTCCGGAGGGAAACAATGGAGAAGGTATAAGTGAGGGGAAAAAATACGCGGAAGAGCTTGGAAAGTCTTCCGGCTCAGGATACACACTTATCATCGTTGCCGGAATGAATTACGCAGAGTATGTCGAAGCAAAGGGATATAATGTCTTGACTGAAACCGAATCGTATTTAGTAAGCCAGATAAATGACGTTATCGACAGGATATTAAAACAAGCAGGATTCAAGAAATGAAAAAGAGCGAGTTGGAAACGGAAGTATATAATCTTCTGAAAAACTCTAATTTAAGAGTTTTTAAGGAAGATACACGCGACCCTAATTATAGGGGAGAATACATCGAAATCCTTCCGCTTGAATTTGGCGAAGAAAGATTGTTCAATTCTTCTATCGTAAACGTCAATATCCATATCCCCGATGTACAAGGCATAAAGAACTCCAAACGGCTTGATAGTGCTTACAACGAGATAAGGCCGATATTCCGAAGAAATAAAGACGCGACAGGTCAGTATTACACGAATTACAGTGGATTCCAGTTTTCCATTGTGTCAAGCAAGGATTACAAGGAAGACAACGGTACGCATTTCAGAAATTTAAGAGTAAAAGTAACTTATTTAAATCTATAATTATGGCAGATAGAGTTGTATATGGCATTAAAAGCCTAAAGTTTATGCCGGCAGTTACAACCGGAGAAAATGCCGGTTCTTTTCCGGACTTTTCCGAGTCATTAGCATCGTTATATGACATGAAAATGATTGTTCCCGATTCATTCAACATGAATCAGGAAGATCCGGAAAAATTGGATGTTGAATGGGAAGAGGTGGAAGACATTGCTATGAGCATACAAACGCGAAAAGGCACACGCTCATTTACGGTGTCTACAAATGATATGTCGGAAGAGGCATTTAAATATTTCCTTGGGTGGCAAAAGCCGACAGAAGGAAATGACCCGAACAAAGACTGGGAAGTTGAGCCGGTTTCTTTCATGTTACCTCCGCAGGCTGTGGAATTGGAAACCATGCCAGCCGATAAATATCCAGGTATTATCCGGCAGTGGGCAAAAGTTGAAGTCGTTGTAAAAGAAACCGGTGTTGTGGGAAAATCCGGGTTGTCTAACCTCGAATTGACCTGTACCATCATGGCGAATTTCAATAAAGACAACAAGCAGATTCCGGGTTCGAGAAGAAAACAGGTGGTTTCCGCCTAATTACTAATGAGGGGGAAATAAATCCCCCTCTAATTTTATAGACATGGAAACATTAGAGCAACAAGTAGCAAAAGAAATAAATGAAAAGGACACGGTAATACATATTGGAGGCGAGGAACTGAAAGTAAAACCGCTCACACTCGGTCAGATTATTGATATATCAGCGGAGATAGCAGAGCTAAAAGGCATTTCGGAGGAAGACCAAGGGAAGGACGTGCTGACGGTAATGTTAGACCACCTTGACGATCTCGAAGTGCAATTGAACATCGCCCTTATCGTATTATATAGAAATGAAGAGGACAGGATAGAGAACAAGAAGTTTATCCGTAACAATCTCGATGAAAAGGCAATGACCGAATTGCAGGAGTTGTATGTAGAACGCCTGAACTCTCCTTTTTTTTTGACCAATATAATTTTCCTTCAAGGTTTGAATCTGACGAAGAAGACAAAAACGACAGTCCTTGGGCAATAATATTCGGCGCCATGAAAGGCCTAGGGTTAAGCTATCATGAAGTGTTGCATGAAATAAGCTGGCTAAATATCCAAATGTTATTAAAGTGCCAACCCTCCTACTCCACCGATAAAGACAAACCGAAACAAGTACACGCAAGTCAAATATTTTAAATTATGGCAGACGGACAAATGAATATACGTGTCAATGTTGATTTGAACGACATGAGGCGCAAGGCGGAAGAATACCGGAAAGAAGTAACAAAGATGGGTGTGATAACCGATGAATCCGGAAATGTTATCAGCACGGCATGGATGCGAATGAAACAAGCTGCTACGGCATATCTTGGAATGGACATAGTAAAAAGAATAGCTATGACGCGTGGCGAGTTTCAGCAATTGGAAGTTGCATTTAAAACTCTTTTAGGAGCAGAAGAACCCGCCCTAAACCTTATGAATCAATTAGTCGAAACAGCCGCTACAACACCTTTTGATTTAAAAGGAGTAGCAGACGGTGCAAGGCAGTTGCTTGCATACGGATTTGCTGCTGATGAAATAAACGATACTCTTATAAGATTAGGAAATGTAGCTGCCGGTCTTGGATTGCCGCTTGAACGTTTAACATACCTATATGGAACAACGGCTGTACAAGGTCGATTGTATGCAAGAGATATGTTACAATTCCAGTCGTCTGGTATACCTGTCCTTCAAGAGCTTTCCAAGATGTATGGAAAGACTACAAGCGAAATAAATGACATGGTGACGGCCGGAAAAATTGGGTTTGATGACATTAAAAAAGTATTTGAGGGAATGACAAACGAGGGGGGTAAATTCTATGCCTTGATGGAGGGTCAATCAAAAACAATCATAGGTCAAATATCAAATCTTGGTGATGCGATAGATATGATGTTTAACGAAATCGGACAGGCGAATGAAGGTATTATTTCCGATGCAATTTCTGGAGCTTCATATCTTGTTGAAAATTACGAAAAAGTATTAAGTATATTAAAGGTACTTGTTGCTACCTACGGAACATACAAAGCCTCATTGATAGCCGTAGCTGCTGCGCAACGTGTATCCGTTACGATTCAAAATATCTCTGCATGGATTTCCCTTGCTAAAGCGATCCGGACGGCAAAAGATGCCCAGATTGCTTTCAATCTTGCTACAAAGGCAAATCCTTACGTTTTATTGGCTACAGTCCTAATTGGTGTTGGTACAGCCTTATATCAGTTCACAAAGAAAACAGATGCTGCAACTGATGCTCTAAAGAAATTCAATGAAGAAAGTAAAAAAAATGCAGATGATACAGCTACATTTATAACTATTACAAGGGACGAGAACCAATCCATTGCTGCGCGACAACTTGCATTAGATAGTTTAAGAAAAATGTATCCAGGTTATTTTGATAACATGAATTTGGAGGCTTTAAAGGTGATAAATCTGACAGAATTAAATAATCAACTTGCAAAAGCGACCAGAGAACGATCAAAAGCACAAGCTGAAGAAAGTATAAAAGAAACAGAAAAAAGTATTAATTCAATTAAACAGCAAATTGACTTTCTAAATAAAAATGCCGTACAGGGGCGTGGTGAAAGATTAATCAGAGCCAATAAGCAACTTCAAGAATTACAAGACAAGTTGGCCGGACAGCATTCTATATTGAATAAAGTAAATTCTGATATAAAAGCCCAGGAAGACGCCGAACGCCGGGCAAAAGAAGAAGCGGAAGCACATGCAAAATCTGTAGAAAAAACCGTAAAATGGTATGAAGAACAAATAAAAACCCTCAAGGAAGCTCAGGAAACATCAACAACAAATAAACAATTCAATGACTATCAAAGACAGATAGACCAGCTTACAAAAGAAAAAGAAACTATAACCGGAGCTTCTAAAGCTACCCAAAAAGCAGAGGAAGAAAGAATCAAAACAATCAAGCAAATTGATGAAGAACTTCTCTTTCTCCGTAAGCAAAACCAGCAAGCCCAAATCGACCTTATGCAGGAAGGTACAGAAAAAGAACTTGCACAAATCCGGTTAGACTATCAGGAAAAGATTGCTGAAATTAAAAAACTTGCTGACGATTGGGCGGCAAAACAAGGCGGAACACTCACGATTGAGCAAACAGTGCAAATTTCTACGTCTTATTCTACTGTAAAACAAAAAAGAGAACAAGACGAATCTGATGTGTACAAAAAACAGACCGATGAATTAAACGAACTTTTAAAACAATATCAGTCATACCAGCAACAACACCTTGATATAGAAAGAAAATATAATAAAGATATTGAAAAGCTACAAGAAGAACTTGCAAAAACAACAGAAGAAAGCGAAAGAAACAGGCTTGAAGAATCCATCCGGGTAGCAAAAGAAAAAAAGAAAACCGAATTATCCGGACTTGACCTTGAACAATTTCAAAAAGAAATCGACTGGTCATCCGTATTCGGTAATCTTGACAAATTATCTACTGATGCTTTAAAAAAACTCCGGGACAAAATAAAGGAATACCTTTCTACGGTAGATGATTCTATTAGTAAAGAAGATTTTAAAACTGTTGTTGATGCCTTTGAAAACCTTGACGCAACTATTACAAACAGAGAGCCCCTTGAAGAATTAGTAAGCGGATATAGAGATTACAGAAAAGCAGTAGAGGAGGTTACAAAGGCAAAAAAAGAGATGGATAAAGCTGACAATCCAGAGGCAAAAGAAAGAGCTGTAAAAAATCTTTCCGCTGCTGAGAAGAAAAGAGCTGAATCCATTAATAAAATGACACAATCCGTTAATGCAATAGGACAACAGGGTCAGCAAGTAATTTCTGCTGGGAATGATCTAGTTGATATGCTTACCAATCTTGGTATTAAAGTTCCCGAATCTATATCCAGAACATTAAGTGGATTAGGGCAGGTCATGGACGGATTGGCAGAGATAGATTTGACAAAGCCAATGAGTGCTGTAACGGGTGTAATTCATGTATTGGCAGGCGTTACAAAAACAATTGGTAGTATATTCGGCTTAGGATCAGATAATGGAGTAGCACAATATAAGGCGCTAAGAGAACAACTAGAGGCTATAAATGATCTATACAAAAAAATCATTGATAAATCAAAGGAAAAAATTGTATTTGGAGGTGGATTTGCATCGGTAGAGGCAGCGAAAGAAGCTAACGAAGCGCTAGAAAAGCAAATAGAAAATTATAGAAGATTAGCGGAAGTAGGAGGTAAAGCAGGATCAAGTGCAGGCTCACATAGTTATGCTTACCGGACCAACGAAAGGCTTAAGAAATCATGGAATGATATTTCAAGGTCTATAGGACAAAATATTTCCAGTGTACAACAAATGTATGAATTATCCGGGGAACAGTTAGAGATTATACGAAGAGATTTCCCCGAAGCGTGGAGTAAAATACCTTCTGAAATAACTGAAAATTTAGATGCAATCATTGACTGCAACGATGAAGCCAAGGAACTTGCGAATACATTGCAAGAAGCACTAACTGGCATATCCTTCGATAGTTTTTATAATGGATTTATTGATTCACTTTCGGATATGGATGCTTCCTTTGAAGATATGTGTGATGACTTTGAAGGATATTTGCGAAAATCGATTATAGCCGGTCTAATCGCAAGTCAGTACAAGGGAAGAATAGAAAATCTGTATAAAAGTTGGACAGAAGCAGCAGAAAGCGAAAATAAGATTACTGCAAAAGAGGCAGAAAAATTGAGGGATGATTATCAAGATATAATCCAAGATATGATTAAAGACCGGGATAATTTGGCTAAAACTTTTAATTGGGAAAGTTCTCCGGAAGAATTAAAACGCCAAACCGGCACCATATCCGAAACAATTACGGAGAAAACTGCAAATGAATCAATGGGAATATGGAGAGGTTCCTACGATACATTAAAGGCTATCAGCCAGCAGACAACGATATTTCATGAAACATACAAGTCTACAATGGCCACATGTAACTCCATACTGAATACGATAGCGAGGAATACCGGAGAAACGGCGAATAATACTTCCGTCTTGTCTGATATGCACAACACATTGAAAAACATGGACGGAAGACTACGAACAATTGAAAGTGAATCAAGTAAAAGATACGCAAGATGACGGATTTTTATTTTGAATAATTCTAAATAATAATTATATTTGCATCAGTATGTGATGACACATACCACCCAACACCGGACGGCATGGCAGAATATTATATTAATAATACTCCTATTTCCCAATTCGGGATAATTCCAACAAAATCAAATGGCAATATTGCCATTTCTGGATGCTTCAATCTTCCGAAAAGAAAAGGGACTACTTACTACGATTGGGTTACAGACAACAGCGTGGAGCCTTATGTGGAGAGTGAAGATATGGATTTTGACAGCCGGGATATTTCAATAACAGGAAATATCGTGTCTGATTCTGACTCTTCTCTTCCTTTAATAAATGATTTCATGAACGAGTTGCCGGAGTTATTTACGTTGTCATGCAAATGGGGAAGCTGGAGTGTAAAATGCAAAAGTACGACCATCGAAACCTTTACAAAATCGGCTTGCAAAATAACGATTAAATTCATAGAACCTCTTGTTAATTTATCTGGGACACTCCCCTCTCCCACCGAAAACGGGGAGATTGACGGATACAAATGGACTTCTTTCGGATTATATCTGAAAGAAATATCAAACTATCAGGGAATCGGTGCGCCAAAATCGTTGAGCACAACCCAAAATCCGTCTTATTCACTTTATTCAAAAGGAGGGCAAGAGAAGACGGAGATAACCGTTTCCGGTATGATAATAGCTGAAAATACAGAGCAATTCAAGGAGAGAATCAAATCATTATATGCCCTATTTGGGAAAGCCGGAATAAGAACTATCAATTACAGAGAAAGAGAGATTAAATGTTTTTGCACGAATGGATTTTCTGTACAAAACGTTTTTTCTATCGGGAAAGTATACGCTGATTTCAGTTGCAAATTAATCGTAATATCGAATGAAAGGATATAGCATATATAGAGATAATACCGTTATTTACGAATTTGTCGTTGATGATACCATCTCGAAGTCATTAAGCGGAAATAAATATGTTTCGTTCACTATTTCGTCAAAGAATGATCTTGACTTAAAGATAGGCGACTATGTTTTAGTCGGGAATGAAAAGTACGAGATTTTCGAGCCTATTGATATAGAGGAAAGTAACGGAGTGTTTACCTATCCGCTTACGTTCTATTTTCAAGGATATAAGCTGAACAATTCCATCATAACGGACGAAGGAGCGACAACATTTGCCTACCATGGAGAGGTCAGCGACTTCATGACATTGCTGATTGATTCCTTGAACGAGGACTATCCGGAATTTACCCTTGGAACCATTCAGAACGGAAGTATCCTTGATTTGAGTTTTGATAATAGTAATTGTATGGCCGCGCTTCAAACGGTATGCGAGAATGCCAAAATGGAGTGGGATATTACGGGCACTATCATAACCGTAAAGAGCAGAATCGGGGAAGAGACTGACCATGTATTTGAATATGGGAGGAACAAAGGTAGCTATTCAGTAAAACTCGCAAAGGTCGCAAACGCTTCCATTACCACACGAATGATAGGTAAAGGAGGTACATTAAATCTGCCTGCCGACTATGTTTCTCCGGATAGCCCCAAGCGGTTGAATCTGGGCAACGAAGTTCTTGAAAAGAATGTAAACAAATACGGCAAAATTACGGGTGTATATATTAATGAAAACATCTATCCACGCCTGATTAACAAGACGGTGTTAGGTGTAACGATACCGGATAATATTGAAGAAGCCGGAAGCTGGAAGATAAAACTCGATATTCCTTTCAACTTATCTGATTATTATGCAGACAACGAGGTTCCGGTTGTAAAATTTCAGACAGGAGATTTAACCGGGTTGGACTTTGAGATAGTGAAAAACAGCTGGAACAATACCGACAAGACGCTTTCAATTATCGTAAAAGAGGAAGAAGACGGGTATTATCTTCCGAATGCAAACAGACAGCCACGTGTCGGAGACGTGTTTGTCCTCCTTAACATCAATATGCCGCAATCTTACATAGATGAAGCAACACAGGAATTGAGGGAGGCAACACAAAATGAGCTGAACAAAAAGTGTGAACCGCAATACGCCCCGTCTCTATCAGTTCAAAAACACTATATCAAGAAGAAAGGAATATTACTGAATATCGGTGATGGAATTACCGTAAAAATAGGCGGCCGGAATATCACGACAAGAATTATCGGTACTACTGAAACAAGCGATGATATAAGGGTTGAATTGGGCGACCAGATGCTTTATACCTACGACACTAAGGTAAATAATACAATAGAGCAGATACAATTCACCTTAAAGCAGCTTATCAATATAGATGATATAAAAAGGCTCTTCTATAACCTTATCAATGCGTGGTATCCGAAGTGGTTCAATCAAAAATTACATAAAGACGCGGACGTTGAATTTAATTCTGTAAAAGCGGCTGAATTAGTCCAATCCGACAATTTCTCATCCAAGAATTTCACCTCCGGAGCGCTTGGTAGCGGACACAGAATAAAAGACGGGAATGCTGAGTTTCAGAATCTGACGGTAAGGGGGCAGTTCAGTGTGTTTGAGTTTCTGATACAGCAGGTAAAGGCAATCGGCGGGAAGTTCTGTGTCTCTCCGGCAGCTATAAAGACGGTAAGCGTAGAGGAGACAGAGAATGGGTACAAGTGCTTTTTCAATACTGACAGTGGGACGATAATGAATCCTTTCGTAGTGGGCGACCAAGCTTTTCACCAAGTTTTTGACGGGCAGAAAATGAAAAGGTATTGGCGTCTTGTCACGGAGGTAGGCGCGGATTACTTTGTCTTGTCAAAAACGGATTGTGAGGCGAATAGCGGCATTCCGGAGGCTGATGAAGAAATAGTATTATTAGGAAACCGGACAGACATAAACCGCCAATCCGCGATAATGATTTCGGCGTATGACAACAATTCGCCTTACATTGCTTTCTATGCTGGGATAAACTCCTATTCTTTTGAAGGGAAAGAACCGATGCGGACGGGTAATTTGAATGGCATAGTGGATGAAGATTTCGGGCAGTTGACAGGATTCGGATTGTATTGTCAGAACGTTTACATGAAAGGGGTGTTCAGACTGATGTCCGGCAAAACGGTGGAAGAGTCCATCGGAGACGTGCAGAGTAATCTGGACAACCTCCAAGTAGGAGAAACCAACCTTCTTGACAATAGTAACAAGGGATGGAAGAATACTGGTTATCCAATAGCGACCATTTACTTAGGAGACTATAAACCCAAACGAGGAGAAGAATGTACAATTGTTATTAAAGGCAAATTAGGGGCGAATAAAACAAACTGGGCTGTTTACAATTCTGGAGGGAATGTTGTATTGGCTAGTTTTTATCCTGGTGGTCCCGATACAGATTATATTGCTTTGAAAACTTTTAAATGGACGTTAACGCCTGCTATTGATAATACATTTATTCGGATATATCCAATGCCTAATAGTGTATCCGTTGAATCTGAAATAGAGTGGGTAAAACTAGTATTAGGCAATAAAACTTCGCTATTGTGGACTCCCTCCATAAACGATCAGAAGCAGATAGCCACAGATATAGCGCAGGCTAAGGCAGACTTGGCAGAAACAAGGGCTAATGCTTACGCAGACGGTATTGTAACAGAGGCGGAGCAGAACGCAATAAACGAGGCGCAGACGAGATTGGATGCGTTACAGATCGGTTCCCAGAACCTTATATCCAAAAAAATGATGTTGAAGTGGAATGAGAAGAACAAGAATATTGCGGTCTGGGGGCAGGATGAAGATGGCATTTATTTAGCTGTAAATCAAAAATTATTATACAATTCGATAGCAGAAGGAACTGAGCAAAAAGACATTTTTAACAGCGCAATCCAATTCAAACAAAATACACAGAATGTCCTATCTTTCGAATATAAATCGGGGAGAAAAATTATTTTTCCTGTTATCAGTTTCCGTATTTGTTATACAGATGGAAGTTACGAGAATGTAAATTTAAGTGGTTCCGATACTACAAAAACACGTACTGATTACATAACAGATTCTAGCAAAACGGTTGACAGGATATCTTTAAATAATTCCATTACGAATGAAAACGTATTGATCTACAATATCTCCCTAATCGAAGGCAATAAACCCCTGCAAGGCTTTCCAGTAGCAGAAGAAGATCAGACCGGAGCAAATAATGTGAATCTGGCAGATGGTACGAAGGAGTTTACTGTCACGGCAGCAACAGGAGATAATTCAGCTTATAAAGCATTACCTGCACGGATAAAACCCAACACGATATATTATGTACAGGCTAAAAATATAGAAAATTTAAATGGGAATCCGACGACATATTCTTTCCGGCTTTACAACGAAGCTTCGTTGGAACCTTTATCTTTAAGTATCAAAAATTTTGATAAAAATGGCGGAATTCTGATAACTAAAAATGATTTCGAAGAACAGGATGCCTCTTTATTGTGTTATGCTGGTGTTTATGGTTCAACTTCTGGTAACTCTGTAAAATTCACCGAAGTGATGCTAGTCGAAGGCTTTCTTCCCGCCCCTGTTTGGGCTCCTTCTTTCTCAGAGCAGCAAGCAGAAATAAAAACGATAACGAAAACCCTGACCGAAATTAAAGCCGAAAACGGAGAAATAAGTTTAAGGGTTAACGAAGTTTCTGAGAGAGTGGAAGAGGCTAAACAAGAGGCAATTGATGAAGCAAAAGAATACACAACTATTCAAACATATCGTGAAACATGGATTGATCTTACAGCAGAAAAGTGGGATCAGGACACATATTATCCGGTAACTATTCAATTGTCAAACCCAGAAACAAGGATAGAAGTTATTACGAGATTGGGTGATGCAAAACCAAAATGGTCAACACATGAATATGGTTTTTCAATGCACTGTGTATGGCGTAGTAACGCGAGTGGATGGGGGGCAAATGTTATTAATAGAATAATTGAGGTTTTCGAATATAGATTTACCAAGGAAATACCCGATACTACCCCAGTGCAATATATACTCCCTGCCGGCAGTATTGGGCAACTAGCCAGTAGCAGCGAAGAACTTATTTATCTTCGTGGAGGTGGTAGGTACCTATTTAAAATCGGGAACAATTGTGTAGCAGTAGTACACGATAGTCGTTATACGGCTCTAGATGGGTCATCTGTTGCTCCTGCTGCTTCGGTAATCAGGCCTGTTCTTACGAATGTAATGAAGACGGAATTTGATTCTCAGATAACACAATTAAAGGATAGTATTGATCTAAGGGTAACCAAAACGGATTATAATAATGATCAGCAAATTGTAAACAAAGATATTAGCAATTTACAAGTTAGTTACAACCAAATTTCTTCTACAGTATCTAAAATTATAAATGGTACCCAAGAAATATCTGGTGTTGTAACACAAAGTAATTTCGTTACAATTTTTTCTTCAAATAAAAATGCATTAGGGCAAGAAGTTATTGAATCTATTAATGTTGGCGGAGGAGGCGTTACAATTGATGCAAGTAGGATTAATCTTAATGGAGCTATTAGTGCAAACGGGAATGTTCAGATTACAACAGATGGAAAACTTATTGCAGTTAACGGAGAGTTTACAGGAAAAATTACAGCGACAGAAGGAGAAATTGCCGGACTGAAATTAAGCAATAATGGATTGAGATCATCTGATTTCAATGCGAGTTCAAAAATAGGCTCTTGTTATGCTAAAAATGGTTTTTCTGTATATGCATCAGGATCCGGCGTACTTGCCCCTTCAACAGGTATGTTACAAGCCGGAATAATAACAGCAACAGGAACTAACGCAGAAATAATCGGATTAGAGATAATAGCCAAAAATACTTCCAGTTATGCAACTTTATCAAAAATAACAGCATTAAAATTAAGAGCCATAGACTATGTTGATGATAATAAAAAGATGGCTCCAACTGCGGCTTTAATAGTTGACGAGGGAGTATCGATATTTAACGGAGATGTTGAGGTAAATGGAAAATCTACATTTAACGGTGCTGTATATTTTAAAAATTTAACTGAGGCCCCTTCTTCAAATTATTATTTATGCATAGATAGAAAAACCAAACAATTGTATTACAGATAAATTATAAAAAACATGGAAATTAACTATTTTATTTCAGCAAAAGCGACAGCCTCGATACAGAATATAAATGTATCGCTGAGTGCAGAGTATCAAAAAGAGCAAGCACCGGAAGTTATCTCCGTAGTAGCAAACGGATACTTGGACGACGGGAAGAAATTCATGAATGCAACCCTTAAATACAATCCTAAGTCCGAGGATTTCAATTCGATTAACGGATCAAATGTTGACTTGGGTATTATTCAGGAAATTGTTCCGCTAATTACGGAATTTTATAGAAAGATTACTGAAACATTCACTAACTACTAACAAAATGAAATATAGATTCGACGCAAAAAATGTATTTGCAATTGATTTATTGGGTAATAATTATATTCAATTGCTGGAAGAGAATCAAAATAAAGGCATTCATCAACTTATCGGGAATGCTGTTTATGTATGCACAAATACGATTGAAATGCATGAGATTGCAAAAAAAATATTCAACGGGGAGCCGGTGGATATGAATGAAAATGAGACAGAATTATTCAAAGCTTCAATCATGGATACAACCTGGCATGTTTTTATTAAAAACGCTATTATCTCTGCAATCAAAGACAAATAAAAAAAGAGGCCGCCCTCGCGACCTCTATAAATATTTCCCAAGCAACCCCAAGCCAATCTTATATTGCAAGTTTACAAAGTTTTTTTGAGAATACAAAAGAATAATTTAGAAATATAAAATAACATGAACAAAGAGGAATGGAGACGGTTAATAACCGAAACACTGAAAGAAACAGGCTTGTACTCTGACAATGCAAGAGATCTTATCATGGGGACGTTTGCTCAGGAAAGCAATTTTAAGTACACCCGGCAAATTGGCGGTGGTCCGGCTTTAGGATATGGGCAGATGGAGCCGGCAACCTTCAATGATATTGTGGTTAATTTTCTCCGGCATAAACCGGAACTAATGGGGAAAGTAATGAAAGCATCCGGTGTTGTCACTTTGGAACCTGAGATGCTTGTAGATAACAAAAAGCTGATGATCTGTATGGCCCGTGTACATTATTTGCGTGTAAAGGAGGCATTACCTTCGAATAAGGATGTTTGGGCTATGGGTGAATACTGGAAACAATATTACAATACGCCATTAGGCAGAGGGACCGTTAAGGAGTTTGTTGAGAACTATAAAAGATATTGTTTATAACAATGTTTCGGGAGGGGATAGAAGTACCACATTTAAATTAAAATTATGAGTGAAAGAAACACAATTTCGGCAATGGTATCAGTATTCATGAGTGGTTTTATGGATTTTATTGAGCCTTTAAAATGGTTTATGCTGCTTGCACTGATATTAATTATTGTAGACCTAAGGTTTGGGATAGCAGCAGCTAGGAAAAGAGGTGAAAAGATCCGGTTTTCACGGGCAGGGAGAAGGACTATTAATAAGATGGTAGATTACTTATGTTGGATTCTTCTTGCCGGGGCTATTGGAAAAGCATTTGGGATACCTTTTGATATTCCGTTACTTCCTTCGATTGTTTTATTGGTTATATATGGTTTTGAAATAAATTCTTGTTATGGGAATTACTTTGAAGCTCACGGTCGGCATGTAAAGGTCGATATTTTTAAATTTTTCAGGCGGAAGTCTGATATTATTGACATAGAAGAAAAAACAGAAAAATGAGGATAATAATTATACTGATAGCCCTTTCTATATTCTCCTGCCGGAGTATTCAGTACGTGCCGGTAGAGACAGTAAAGACAGAGAAAGAATACATTGACAAGATAAAGCGGGATAGTATCTATGTACGCGACAGTGTATTTGTTCTTGTTAAAGGCGATACAGTTTTCAGGGACAAATATCATATTGTGTATCGTGATAGGCTTATGCATGATACGGTAAATATAAGCAAAACAGATAGCATCGCGGTCCCCTATCCGGTTGAAGTTGTAAAAAACAAAGTACCAAGCATTATGTGGTGGCTTATCATTTTACTGGCAGCATTCAGTATACCGTCAGTATTAAAGATTATCCGGTTTATCCGGGGCAAAATATAAAAAGAAGCCCCACTTCAAAAATATAGCGTACCACCACTACATCCTGTCTGTAAGACTTCTTTCGGGGAGTTTTACGGACAGGATTTTTATTGGTTGCACTTTTTGAGAAAAATTTATGAAAAAATTACAAAGACCGAGTACGATGGTGCGTAACAAACAAGTTATCAGCATATATGAAGAATTAAAAAACTCAGAAAAATATTCAGATTTTTTCCATTTGCTTCCACGTTCTTTCATATATGATAAAATAAAGGAACAGACCGGGCTGTGTCACAAGACAATTGCTGACATACTAAATCACCGCGAAAAAGAAGAGTGAATATATATTCAAGACATGATACTGAAATAAAATAGTCTATTTTAGGATTTGGGTTAATCCATTGAGAATCAGGTTGCGGATTTTGCCGGAGCGATACGAAATCTTCCTTCTCAATAAAATCTCTTCTTAATGCCTCAACTGCGTCGGATTTCTTTGTGTAAACCAATGGCCAAACATCTTCCAAGTTTACCGGAAATTCTTCTTTTGATTTTGCTAACTTTAGAACAGCCTTGAAATAATCTTTAACTTCATTTTCGCTACTTTGTTTTGTTAATTGTATTGTTTTCATATCTTTGAATGTTTTTTGCAAAGACTGGGACGGCCAAATCACAAGTCAATGCAGTTAAAAGGAAAGGGCAAAGGAATGACTGCCTAATGTGAGAGCTTGCAGTTACTCCGATGCCCTTATTTTAGTTAATTGGCATATCAAATACCTGCTTTAAAACATTTTCGGGATAGGTTTTGACTTTCCCGAATCGCGGATCTGGTATTTCCTCCGGTTCAATGCCAAGTTGTCTGCAAAGATTACATGCCTTCCTTCCCAAACTTGCTGCCAGTTTTATTCCGACCTGTATTTTAAGAAGTGTTCCATATCCGGCAATGGTAAACCAGTTTTGGTGTGTAGTCTGTTTTGCCTCGATAACTTTAACTCGGTCATCTATCTCTGAAATACGTTTTTCCTGTGCTTGCAGGATTTGGATTGACTGAGCTAAAATGTCAAGCTGACTTAATGGTTTGGTTGCACGTTTTTCTATTTCGATAAAATAATTACGTATTTGTTCACCGGTTTCGGTACGTGCCATCATGGAAAGGCGTTTAGCAAAGTCGATAGAGAGGGCAAAATCAATTGTTCTCCCACTTGGTGGGAGTTGTGCATAATCTTCATTTTCAACAGCAAAAGAATTATTAGTAATATTCTTTTTATACCAATTAGCCCAATGCTGAGGCGCAAACCCTAATTTTTCGTAAAGCTCCCGTGCAGAAACGGCTTTCTTACCGTCATTCTCCACAATCTTAATCAACTCATTCATGGTTTTCTCTTTTTAAATGTTGAAGTCTGAAAACATCCACACACGCAGAATGATAATCTACATTTGTAGGATGCGTTTTGCAATATCCGCGGTATTCCTCAAAATGTCCGCATGAAAGAATGAAGAAATAAGCCTGATTCTTACAATTCTTTTCGATTTCAAACAGCCTTTTGTAGGTTTCAAGCTGCTGCTTTAGTGATAAGATTTCGCCCGTTTCGTGAGTGTGACGCACATTGTCTGTGCCTTCCCCATGGTTGGTGGTTTGATTTGTGTTTGTCATGATATATTTATTAAGCACTTAGGTACAGAAAAACGGCGTACCTTTCCCGCTGCTTAATCACCTCATGACTGGCTAAAATCTGCCATTACAACAGATTTACGGGGGTATACGCCGTTAGACAAATATTTTCCTTTCCAAACAACAAAATACAAAGTATGGAAAATACAAATCAATAAGGCATAAAAAAACCGCCATACAGCGGGTACTCTTACTCCGCCAGTCATTAGAAGATTAAGCAAGACAAATGTATGAAATATTTTTTGATATTCACAACATCTAAATAAAACTTTCTTTTTTATTGGAAATTTATTCTGTTTTAAGTCCTTAAACTTCTATTGTATAGGAATGTAACTTTTTATAAAGCAGCTATTTATGTCGAATTTTGGGATATCCGGCAATGGTGCCGGGGATGTCAAAAAAACATAGTTCTATGGAAACTGAAATGAAAGTTGTAAAAGAAAAAGAGATCGTTCATGAGGACGACGATCGGGATTATGCAAAAAAAGGTGTTGCAAATGCAGGTCTGGCACTTGGTATTATCGGTACCGCTTTCGGCGCAGCTGCTCTCTGGGGTAGACGTGGGGGGCTTGGTGGTAGTGTTGGCTCTCCTGAAAATGTAAACATTAATGCTATCACTGACACTATCGGTTCTCGTAATGGTGCCCCTACAGCTTTTCAGGCTTGGGAAAAGAGTTGCCAGGAAGCACTTGCCCTTACAAACACTATCTGGGGACTGAAAATAAATACCCAGAACGAAATGTATGCTCATCGGGAAACTGATGTGGCTGAAAAATTCCAATTATGGAAATCTCAGGTTGATGCGGACTTTGGTCTGTATAAGAGCCAACGCGACCTGTACGATGTTCTGAATGAACGTTATGCAAATAAATTCAATGAACTCGACAAACAGATTGCTGTATTGGCTGCAACCCGTCCGTATCAGGACCGTCTGATTCAGTGTGAAATTGACCGCGCTTTCACCGCATCTGTAAACTACACAGACCGGAAAACTTGTCGTGCGATCTATGGTGTTGTAGGCTTGCCATCTACACCGACAGTAACAGTACTTGAGGGTGCAAATCCTTATGGATGTAATTGTCCGGCCCAGCAGGCTTCAACTCCTGCAGCTTAAAAGCAAATTGGTGGCGGGTGCGTCTTAATGACGTGCTTCGCCTCCTTTATCCAACCACCAATATAAAATATTATGCAAAACATCTTTTTAAACAATGATCCGTTATTAAGAGGGGGACAGTTTCAGACTCCTTCCACCGATGAAATGGATGCCTATATACAGAGATTACAGGAAGCCCAGGAGCGCATACAACAACAGAAAATGCAGATCCTTTCCGGGCCGTCTCAGTCACAATCCAAATGTCCGGTATGGGATGAAATAGAAAATGTGATATCCGGACTTACAGATACAGAGTTCCAGAAAATTTCCGAAACCAGAGATTTTGCAGAGAGTAATCAGATAGTTATGAATATTCTGAACCGGGAGTATATGAAAATGATGCGTCCTGTTGTTGAAAACACAAAGGACGGGAAGGAAGCTTTGCAAAACCACCTGTCTCTTATAAAGAAACTGAAAAAAGCCATTACTGATGAGTCAGCCAAAAATATAGAACTTTTTAATGAATATACGGAGAAATATTCCGACATGACGTATGCTGAATTCCTTGAAATGAAAAAGAAAGGAGGAAAGAAAAAATGACACGTGAAGAAAGAATACTACTTAGCAGGATTGAGAAACTTGAACAGGACGTAAGAGAATTAAAATTAAAATCTAATGAAAATGGAACAACCGGCAACAATAAGTCAGTCGATAAACCTGCAGGAAAAGGCACTGGAGTTAAAAAGTAAAATCGTTGATTCAATAGATGTCTGGGGAAAGAATCTGATTGATTCTTTTGTATCTGATAAGCCCAAGCTGAAACCTCTTTCAGTTTATATGAAAAGGGGACTTACCAACGGACTTGCCAGATATGATAATAAGATTACGAAATCAGTAGATAATATAATGCTTTTCATCAGTGATGAAAAAGGGAATTACGATACAGCCAAAGTATTTGATGACGCGATGTCCATGTTTAAAGATATGGATGAAATGAATTTCAACATTGGACCACTAAGTGGGATAATTGGAAAAGGTGTTATTAAAATAAAAATTCCAGACAGCATGTTTACCTCATTCTTTTTTGGGAATACCGGGGCCATTAAAATTACGGAATCAGATTTAACTGAACTTAAAAACCTATTTATACAATAAATTATGGGAAATTATCATAAAATGCTGAAACATTACAAAGAGAAAGGATTATTCAGCGAAACGAAAATGTGGGAATCCATAGAATGCCTAGATGATATTCTGGAAGAAATGAAAGAAAAGAATCCGGATATGTTTTGGGATTTTATGCGCAACCAACACGAAATATTTTGCGGTCCTCATTTTGATGAAAAATTCGCAAAATGGCAGGTGGAACAAATGTATCACAAAGATGACGATGGGAAAGAATATAGAGGCCAACACTGGAGCATTGCCGAGGCTGAGGAAGTATATTCGAAAAATAAATCAAAACTACCTTCTGGAACAACCGTGTTTGATGTTTATGTAGCTATAAATGGAGACTGGCATGATAAAGTAAATTTATTCCGGAAATGGTCTTCTGAAAAATGTGAACAAATGGTAATTGAAGATGCTATTGTTTTCTACTTTCAAGATGAAGACTGGAAAAGTGACGGTAAAGTATGGGATTACATGAATATAAATGCTACCCGATAAATTTGATATATTAATGAACATTGCCGACAACGCAGCAAGCAGCTATATCAGCGAAATAGCCCTGTTTGCTTTAAGATGCCTGTAAGGCCGCGTAAATATTTAGTCGTGAACATATCGGAAGGTGTGAGAGGGGAGTTGTGTCCCCTCTTTTTGTGATTAATTTTTATTAAAAAACTATGGCGGTAATTGTTTTTATTAGATAGTTTTACGACCTTTGTATAGTTGAGATTTATATTAAATGTCTATAAATGAGTAATATCATTAACATACCGAATGTGACCAGAGATGAAAGAATCGGAAGTGCTTTCAATTACTTATTTCGGGTGATACATCAGGTAGAAGCTATTAATAGCAATGATATTATTTGGGATTTTAAAGATTGCTCTTTTTTCCATCCATTTTTCTTATTCCCTCTTGCTTTATACAGAAGTAATTGTGAAAAGAAAATAATATGTAGAAATATACCGCCATACCTTAGGGCTTATTTCAACTTAATTTATTTTGATGATTTATTATGCATTGATAAAGATGTGGATATTGAAGAAATCTTAAATGATTACATACAAAAAACCTATATACCAATATGTAAGTTTGATTTATGCGGCAGTAATATCGACGGATTGCAAACCACAATACAAAATATTATTGAAACACAGATTGGGGCGGATAAAAGAATAACAACGCCTTTGTCTTACTTTTTGGGGGAACTAATATGCAATATAAGCCAGCATTCCAAAAGTAAATTTGGGTACATATATTCACAGTATATACACCAGGAGAGATGTATTGATATATGTATAGCAGATTCAGGGATAACAGTGCTGGGTAGTTATATAAATACGTGCAAATATTTAGATATAATCGGGGATGATGACGCTATAGCCCTTAAAATGGCAAATGAAGGTTATTCAACCAAAGATTTGCCTGAAACAGAGAATCGAGGTTATGGAATATCATCCTCTAAGAATATGCTTGTAGATGGATTGGGTGGAGCCTTCTTTATGTTGTCAGGAGGCGGTTTTCATAGACACTCCGACCATAAGAGTTATTTTATTAAATTGCCGGATTCAATAAGCTGGAACGGAACAATTATTCTAATGAGAATACCGATAGATGTTCCAGCGGACTTTAAATACGAAAAATATATACAATAATTAAAAAATGGGAATCATGAAGAAGGAGATAATAAAAATATCAGCATTGATCAGCAGCGATGTGCGTTCCCGTTCTAATGCGGAAATAATAAGGAGCGCGATAGATGGTATATCAGACAAGGTTATCCTTGATTTTTCCGGTGTATCTTTTGTATCAAGATCTTTTACGGATGAATTATGCTCAATAGTAGAGCATTGTAAAAATATAACAATAGATATGGCCAATATGTCTGAAATAGTCAAGACGATGATAGAAGCTGTAAAAAAAGGCAGGGAAAATAGAAGAGTACGTATAAAAGATGATTCTGAAATAAAAGAATTTGATGACATGGAAAGTTTGTCAAAATTTTTGGAAGAATAGCGAGGTATAACCTCGCTATAATCTTATTTTCTTTATTTTCCCACATTTCTTGCATATAAGTATAAATTCTAAACGTGAAGGGATTTCCCCGCTAAATTCATTGTAAATATCGCATTTCTGGTATGTTACCCATTCATGTTTACAGGCCCATTTTTCAAGAAGTTGAGTCAGTAATTTTTTCATACTTTCAATTTTTTAATATCCGACAAATATTAGTTATCATATTCGTTTTCAAATGTTTTTATCAATGTACAGGATTCGCAACTGCCAAATTTTTCTCTTCCTCCGCATACTGTTTTGCAAAATGAATCGGTAGCCTTCTCCCTCATTTCTTCCTCGGCGATTTCCACAGCCTTTTTAGCTTTTTCATCGGATAATTGATAGCATAAATATCCACCCGGATAATCCTCATGCTTTTCCTTGTTTATGTATTCTTCTGCTTTCTTACTTTTCATAGATTTTTAATTTTTTAAAACTCCACGTCCGTGACATGTCCGACAAGTGTTGGACCAATCTGAATTTTGTCCTATGGTACCAGATGTATAAAAACCAGGAGTAACCTTGCCGGTCCCATGACAAACAGGACAGACAGAGTAAGATTGAAGGATTATACCTCTGTCTGGTTCAGGAGGATCTTTAAATTGTATATCTTCAGCATCTACATTAAATAATCTTCCGTCAGAAATTTCTACTATAGCCTTACCATTTTCCGGGCAGATGGAATGTACATATACTTCGTCATCATCACGCAGAGCATGACATAGGTCTCCTTTTATTATTTTTGCTTTTCTCATATTCGAAAATGTTTCTATTAAAGGATTATTTTATTTGCTCCCTACATTATCACCACCAAAATGTTCTATAAGTTCTTCTACTGTAGCTTTATGACAGTATAGAGGTTCTATTTGTGTACCAACATGTCTTCCTCCACTGCGATCTGTTGCCATAAACCAACTGCCTTGTGGAAAATCTGTATATATTTCTACATCCATAACAAACCATTGATTAACATCACTATCATCCCGGAGAGCAGCAATAGCACGAAAAAGGTCCTCATTATCACCGCAATCTATTACTCCATTACTTTTTAAATCTTCAAGTACTGTTTCTGACCAAATCCCGGTTACTACTCCATGGCATGCTAGTAAGTAATTAGGCTTACAATCTAAATAGACCTTTAATCCTAAATCTTTTAATTTTTTTACTAATTCCGGTGTATTTTTCTGAATAAAACAAGGTATTGTATGCATATCTTAAATTTTTGTTTCGATTAATATTTCTTCCGTTAGTATTCCACTATCTTTGGTTTTAATATAAATTTGTTCAAGATTAAATTCTTCGGGGTGCAATTTATATTGAATCCAAGTCGGCTCATTTTCTCTATAATCAAGCCAACTTTTAGGTTTTTCTTTTCCAAGCACTTTCTTTACTATTTCATGAATCCTTTCACCTGCTCGTTTTGATTTTACAAATCCACTAAGGTCGTATCCAATGCCTCTTGGTGACCAATACTCTCCATGTTCAGGTCTGACATCTTTTGGTTCCCAGTGCCATTTGGGGATATCAGTGCGAGGATGCTTAATTAAAATTCCGGATTCAAATATTAGTTGGCTTTTTGGATTCCATGGCTCTTTGGGACGAACCCCACTTCTAACACGACACTCTATGTGCTTATTTGCTCTAATTTCAAAGTGTAATCCACAGTGATTGCATTGTTTATATTTATTATTTTCTTTTGTTTCCATATCTTTTATTATTATTATTTTTCCTCATTGGGTAACAAATCTCTGATGTATACCCATTTTACATAATGCTTAATTAAATATTTCCAACTCGTAGGTGTACTATCAATAAAATGAATTACCCCAGATTTATGTTTCAATAAAACAGGCAGTTTTTTAAAATCAGGTTTTTCTTTCATATCATGCCACACACTATTAATGTACCGTTCCGCTTCTGTCACAATACAATTAAAGTCATTTTCTGGTAATCTTTCTGTAACCCTGACCCATGAAGATTCTGTATGTTCATCTGCCTGTTCGAGTATCAGTCTTTTGGGTTCTTTATCCGTCCATTTGACATATTTAAACTCCTTCATATAACAACTAAGTGGTGATTTCTCCTGTACATCATCACCATCCCAGTTATGTTCCTTTTTTACGGGCTTATTCTTGTAAACCCATAAACAGTCATCTTCATCTCTGGCTATCCACATATTACAGAAATTTTATAGAGTTATCTGTAATAATAATAATACTTCTGTGAGCGTTAACGATAGCTTCTTCCGGAGATTTTCCTACAAAATCATACAAACAATCTCCTTCGGCACTATCGATCCAACTAACATGCCATTCCTGATCAAAGTAATAAAGATTGGGTGCATAACCCCAATCTTCTACGATATTACACATACTATCACAGTGAGGAAGGCTTTCAAACAACCTTAAATAATCAATATCATTCATAAAAGTTTTATTTAAATACTACAATACTATCTCTGCTAACTATAGTAGAATCTCTAATAATCTTAGTTATTTCTAATTCCGTTCTTCCACGATATACATCAATGGCGGATGGTGTTTCTTTGTGTATATAATCATAAACCAAAACCCCAAATAAAGAACTAAGTAGAAATAAACAAATTGCACGTAATAAAGAATTATGCTTATCCATGCTCCTTTACATATAAGTATAATAAAAGTAATTACAATTAGCCCTGAATGTAAAACCTGTTAATTCATAGTGATAAGATCCACAATAAGGGCATCTGCATAAATTTACTGTATACATTTCTTCTCATCTTTAAATGTGTGATTTTTAATATCTTCAATGGTAGCCTTTTTGAAGATATATTCCGGATGCCCAATAAATTGTCCCCTAATATGTTTTACGTTGTCTGTAAGGCATTTAAACCAGTATCCTCTCTCCTGAAATTTCTTCCCATTTTCCGGTTCAACAATATCCTTTAGTTTATTAAACATAAACATACACTGGCATATATACCATTGATTTTTACATGTAGTTTCACTGTACTCTTTTAGAGCTTGTTCTTTTATACTCATTTCTTTTCCTCCTTTTCTAAAAGTTTGTTTTCAGCAAGCCAGCATAATATATTGTATAGAGCTTCTATCACTGTTCTGCCTGTTCTGTAAATTAACATTGTTTTAGTTATATAATCCTCATATTTGGCCTCATATCTGGGTAATTCCTTAACTAGATAAAAGGACATTTTATATTTATAATTTATTGGTTGTAAACTTATATTGTTTCCATTTTTATCACAGAAAAGGGTACAAGGTATTATTTCAAGCAGATCTTGTACAGTAAAAGCAGGCACCGGATCCAAACAGCTCATTTCATAACAATCATCATTTGTACAAAATACTTCATATCGAGTGTGATTATTAGGTTCTCTTAGCCAACACATACTTGCTTTGCTGGTATCCACTCCTAAGTCCCTTAGATGTCTCATTTGGCTTATTGATAAAACTTGATCTTTCATAAACTTGGCTCTATAAATTCAACATTGTATTTTTCACAGTAGTATTCAAAATGTTTTTGACTGAAAGGGTATATGGTCATTGGGCCTATAAAATATCCGTCACAGTGTGTTATTTCTTTATATTTCTTTTCTGCTGTTTTGCGTATTTTATGCTCAGTTCCATACCCTGATTTATGCAAGAAAAATACAGTTATTTTTTCTCCTTTATCAAGCAGCTCCTTGAGCCGCTTGTAGTCTTTACTAGTTTTGTTGGGGATCATGGTTGTTTGAACTTATTAATTTTAGAGAGGGGCATTACACCCCTCTAGGTTGAGTTATTGAATTGCTATTATATTCTATTTGTTTTGGATTTGTGGTCTTAGATTATATTTACTATCAATATCAGATAACATTTCCTTTAAATAATATGCTTGTTCTGCTGTTATTGTTAAATTCTTTTTCCCTGATTCAATCAGGATACTTTCCCCATTGTATGTAATTGAAATTTTACCCATATTTATATTGTTTGATTTATTTTCTGTCTGCTTTTTAAAACACAATCTTTTACCGCGTTTGAAGCAATAAAACTTGCTTTTGCACATTCATTGTTGCCTTGTAGATTATTGTTCTTAATATTTTCCGAAGCCAATTCTTCAGCAAATTTCACTGACATAAGTTCAAGCCGGGAAAGATTATCACGGATATTAGCTTTCTCCGGTAAGTTTTTCTTTTGTCTGATTACATCAGTTTTACCGCCAAATAAAGGGGAGTAAATCGCATTCGTACATTGCCGGAAACCATCATGTTTTACACCATGTTTTGCAAGAGTAGAAGTAAATGTATTACGTACTACTTTCCCTTCAAAACGTTCTTGAATCCATTTTTCATCCTTACCTCTCTTTTTGTAGGCTTTAATGTACCGATCTGCTATAAGGTCGGGATTTTTTTCTTCTTCGATACGCTGGAAGAAAACCTCGTTTATTAGAATATGGAGTTTGGGATCCAACCATTTTGCATAAGCAAGTGCTAAATTTTTATGCGCCCATGTTCCTCCATTTGATTTCCCTCGCTTAGATTTCAAAACCCCCATTTTTGGGGTATTTAAAAAATTGCACACTGTATCAATAAGTTCAATTGTTGATTCACGGCGTTGCCATGTAGATGGGTCTTTTTTATTTGGGCTATTAGCCGCTTTCCATAAATCTGTCAGACTAAGCATGTCGCCGTCCGATCTGACATTACCCAAAATACTATTTTGAGTTTTGTCAAATAAAACTAATTCTTTCATGGTAAGTTATTTTGTAGTAAATGAATCAAGATAAAGCTGCGCGAGGCAAGCCCCGTGATAGTCGAGATTGGCCCGGTGTGTTTTATGGAACTCGGCGAACCTTTGGAAAGCACCATCGCTTAGGATAAAGTAATAGGCTCGATTCTTACACCGTTTTTCTTCCTCTTTCTTCTGCTTTTCCAGAATGTTCTGCCTTTTCTGTTCAGCCAGTTCCGTTTTTAATTCTTGATTTTCGGATTTAAGCGTCTTGATTTCACGCTCTAATTGCAGTAGTTTACCCTCGTTTCGTCGGGGTGGACGTTGAATAGATGCTACACTGATAGCAGCTTTCAAATTTTCACGATTCTTGGTCATTCGCGTATGAAATTTGAAATTAATAAAATAAAGAAAGCTACTCGCCTCCCTAATTCGACCAAGAATCAATTGTGTACAGTAAAGCACAGCAATCCGCAGGGATTTGAGTAGCTTATTTTTTTAGATAAGATACATCACATAACAGCATAAAAAAATGCTGCACTTTCAATTACACTAAAAGATTCTTGGTCTGAATCGAAAGCAAACATACGGCATTTTTCCGACAAATCAAAATCATTCTGCATAGGGATTATTTTTTTCATTCTTATACCATTTTACAAATTTTTCAACTGCTTCTTTCGATTCGATAATTTCATTAAATGCCCATTTCGGAAGAATGGATTCAAACGCACAGTAATAACATCCCCAGATTTCCCTGCTTCGGTTAGCTCCCTTTGCAACTTCTGGATTATCTGTAAAAAGATGCCAATGTATGGCAATAAAGCTCTCATGGAACCATATCTCTGAGCGTTGTGTCCTTCCTTTGTTATCTTTTGTTGTTATTGTCATAATTTATTCTATATTCTTTTTCTTTCCTACAATATATGCAGTTGATATCAAATATTCTTATGTCTCGGAGATCTATAACTCTCCCGCAACTACTGCATACATCTACACAATTAGGTAGTTCACAATTATGATCGTATATGCAATCGCCATAATCGTCGACACAGTATCTTCTGCAAGCAAAACAAATATTCTCTCTCCTTTTTTTTCTTACTTTTATTGCAAAAAGCCATACTTTTATTGCTATAATAATCTCATTAAATAACATATGGATTCCTTTTTAATGATTCAACACTAACATAGTCATCCGGATTGAGGTTGAAGGCAATGTGGCGGGAATAGAGGTATTGAAATACTCCCCATTGATTTTGGATTTCTAAAGCATGACAACTACCTGAATTGAAACTATCATGTCCGTTAAAATAAAAATACACATTCTTAGATTGCGCATAAATTGTATCAATCCACCATTCTTTAATTTTAGGGAAGGCTATTTTAGCCATCTCAATAAGCGGAATTTCTTTCCCGTACTCTGTTTCTATTTCCCGGCTAAGGCAGTCCGGATGGAATAGAATAGGCCTATTCTCCTTCATATTAATATTAAATGACATTGAAATGTCAATAAACCTTTTTACCATGAAGTAACCATCCTCAATTTTAACTCCTACGATAGTAGCAACATCTTACCCAAAACAACAGAATATCAAAACATTACTAATGTGATGGGTATGTGATAGCCATTATTTGAGTAGTGACGGATTGTCGTGGATATTGCCTATAATCTTGCAATTACCTTCAAACCAAGATGCAGTTTGTTGATCCGACAGAGGCATTGAAGGATTTGTGCCGCCCTGATATCCATGACCAAAAGCAAGAGGATTACATTCTGTAGCAAATCCTCCCGGTGTCTGGAATATCGTCATGATTGTTCCAAAGTTATCTTTAAAAAAATCTCCAGTGAAAGCTTTGCGTCCGGCGTTGTCATATATTCTGATGAATTGTCCTATAGTTTCCGGATCTACTTCTATCTGTAAAGGGGTATTAAAAATAAACGATTTTACCCGGCCATTATCCAAATCCTCCATATAAAATCCTTCAACCCATTCACCGAATTTTTTATCAATAGGCTTCCCTCTGAATAATATTTCTCTATTCATGATTTTGTTTTTAAATACCGTTTCCTGACTCCTTTGTACTGTGTTCTTTCAATAATCACAGTACGGGATTTTTCATATTGTTTTTCTAGTTCTTTCATTTGTTTCAAAGCTTCTGTCGCCTTCTCCCTTTCATGTTTCTGGTTTTCGGAAGAATACCAATTCTGATCTATCGATCCATATTTGTCCATAGCACACACCAATAATTTTTAAATCTATTTTTTACACACTCCGTTGAACACCGTGTCATCAATATCCATATCAAGCTGAGACGGGAATGTCTTAATGTAATTGAAGAACTTAAAAAGCTTTACATCATCGGTACCACACCTGTCGATTATAAGCTTTAAGGCCTGATACAGCATATCCGAATCCTTACCGAAAAACTCCTGAGTTTCTTCGCTGCAATTCCGGACATATCTTTTCAGGTTCCGGCAATGGGAAAGAAGGAGGTTGAACTCGCGTTTAGCCTCGTGTTTAAATTCGCAATTCTCACTTTTTAGCTTTTCATTAGCCTCGATAAAGCAACTTTCAATTATATCCACCAAGACGAAAGATAAGTTGCTTAGTATGTTTGCCTGGCTTTTACTTGTTTTCATTTTCTCCTGGATTCTCCTGTTAATTCAATTTCATTAAACATTTGCCTTAGCCGGTCACCAACCATTTTGCCGTAATATTCTTCACTTTTGAGCGTTTCAAGCTTGAAATTTGCAATTGCGAAAGTTGGTGCGCCCGAGTCATATCTATCTTGTAGCACTCTCGACATAGGCTGAATGACAGTTCCATAAACATTCACCTCCTTTTGCTCTCGTCCTAGTTCGTCAATGATAAGTGGACCGAATTTGTATTCAGTAATCTCTGTGTCGTTTTTTTCCTTTCTGAAAGAATCTACAATCTGAGAGCTTTTTACAAATCTCATTTCTTGTGAAGTTACATGGCCAAACTGCTTAATGTAGTAGTTGTATGTGCTGCACACGGCACGCATAAGCAATGTTTTACCTGATCCATACTTCCCGTTGAGCAATATTCCCTTCGATAAACTGCCACCAAATGACTTATCGCCTGAAAGGTATTTGTATAGCTCATGTATAGCATTTTCATTGTTTCGGTCTATGGAAAACAATATTTCTTCACCACGCCTTGCTAGAATGTTAGTTCCATGTGCCACTACAATCGTTTTAAACTGATCATAGTTCAAAGATAATTTCGGATATGATGTTTTCCTTTGTCCGACTATTTTACTCCATTCCTGGCGCATTTTTTCAATATGGGCGTCAATCAAAATCTGATTGCTTATAGTCTGGGGTTCGCTTTTGTTTCGTTGTGGTTCCATTCGATTCACTATCAAAGATTAATTCATCGTTCCATGATTTGCCATTTAGGAAAGTGTCCGGATTCTTCCTGTACTTTTTATTCGGCTGTGCAAGCTTGTATTGTGGGATATAACTCATAGCTAATTCCCGCTCTGCGTCGGAAAGTTTTAGCCATTTTTTGATGAGTAAATCCTTTTTGCCGACCTTTTTGTCGTACAGTTCCCAAAAATCTTCAAAAGAATAGTTCGGCTCTTTTTCTTTTTTCGCGGAACTTTTTTCTTTTTCTTCTTGGTGGATTTTAGGATAATTATCATAAAACTGATTTCCTAAATCGTCATACACTTCCCCCGATGGGGGACTATAGGGGGTATTATATTCCCTATCCATTTCCCCTTCCCTTTCCCGTGGCGGGTACTCGGTGTGTACCCGTTGGGTCCCCATTGGGTGTTCGTAATTGTCTATTTCTTTGGAGCTTATTCCCTCTGGTATGATGAAATTCGGGTATCTGGCATCAAATTTTTGATGGCTACGGAATGTGCGGATAATGTAATAACTTTCGCTCTTATACGTAATAGGTATTAACATCCGGGCATTCACTAAGGCATCAATCCATTTTTGTACCTCTGAAACTCGCAAATCTTCATCATACGGGAATATAGCCGATTTAAGGAGTGCCGGGTTTCCCCTTATCACTCCCATGTCATCAGCCTGATTCCACATTCCAATATAGAACAATCGGCACGCCCTTGGTAGTCTGGCTATCTTTTCATCTTCCCAAAATGATGGTTTGATTGTTCTTATTCTTGCCATATTTATTTTTTGTATTCAGAATCTTTTACAATCGGGCTTCCCCAATTATCTTCTAGTTCGCATATATTTTCATCCGGTACTGCATCCACTTTTACAATCCGGGTGAATACATATAGTTTCCCACAAAGTGGGCATGCGTATGTTTTATAACCTCCATAACATTCTGCATTTATTTCTGGTATGCTTGAATCAAATAAATTATTACATCTTATACACTTCATGTTTTTTTATTTTGATTTAACTTTAGTAGATTTTCTACTTCCCCGATGGCTTTGAAAATCTGATAAACGAGTTGAGGTACCATGGAATTACCATAAGCTTTTATGGATTCTGCTCTCACCCAAGATGCTGTCCGTTCACATTCTTCGACAATCTTCTTAGTCGCCAATGCAATTTCATATGACAACTCTGGCATAATGTTTCCAAATTGCTGGGCGAATTGTTCTTTATATTTCTGTCCAAATGGTGAACTTGCAAATGTTCCGTACTTCCGCAAATAGCACAATACCCTTCCCGATGTTTCCTCGCTAAATTGTGATAAGCCGTTCTGTTCTTGTTCATATCGTCTATTCTCCGATGTGCGCTGCAAGACTTCGAGCAATAAATTCGGTTCTGGAATCTCGAATAATCCTCCAATCTGTTCCCGAACCTTCTTCTTTTGAAAGGCTTCCCACACACGGGGCAAGTCTTCTCTTCTAATATATTCTTTGATGGCATCATAAACTTCTGTTTTTATATATCGCACCACATTATTGGAAATCCCATCATATCTGAAACGAACAGGGGATTGAGATGGGAAGTTTTCCCAGCATGATGAGCAATTAAATGATTCAATTGTGAATCCCTGGTTTTCCCGTCGTTGCGGTCTTTGGGCGTCCCTGGCTTCCAGTAACTCTTTATCGGTGTTGGCAGTAACTTCAAATTCATAAATTCCGTTTTTCCCTTGTTGCATACCTTCAGCCCTTGCGTTTGAACAGTTGGCAATAAACCAGATTCTGTCCCTTCTATGCGGCGCACCGACGGCACAAGCCGGTATAATAATCGGCTGGACGGAATAACCGATACTTTCGAGGTCGTTGCAGATTCTGTCAACAATAAATTGCTGACGCATTTCCGTCTCCAGGTAACTTTCTCCTTCGAGATCCGTGTAACTTTCCACTTTAATTTCATCACCGGGGAGTACCATGCTTGTGATTCCAGCAACGTTTTCACCAATAAACCAATTGGGTCGGATTTCGTCAACTCCCCTAAGCACTTCCGGCCAGAGGTAGCGGTCATCTTCCGCTCCTTTTCTTGATCCGGCACAAGAAAAAGGCTGACAGGGGAATCCTGCTGTAAGAATATCGATTTTTCCCCGCCATTCTGAGAAATCTGTTCCGAATATGTTTTCATAATGTTTTATATGAGGATAATAATATTTAAGTACTTGATGGCAGAATGGATCTATTTCACAAGAAAATGCATTCCGCCATCCCATCCACATGGCCGCTAATTCACATGCTCCTATGCCAGTACAAAAAGAAGCATGTACATATTCTTTTTGTATCATTATAGTTTATCTATTTCGTTTCGTTGGCACTCGATAAAGTACCGGTACTTGTTAACCGTTTCCATGAGTTTAACATTTGACTTTTCCAATTCCTGATTTCGGGCTTTGAGTTTTTCGCATTCGTCAAATTTTGCATCATAGGACCTGGAAAGCATGTCGAACTGATGGATACTTACAACTTCATCGGATTCTTGCTTTTTGTCTTGGTTTTGGAGTTGTTTTTCTACTTCTTTAGCAATACCGGAGTAGTCTCCTAATAAGGATGTGATAATTAGTGCTCTCATAGTTTTTATTCAATTTTTTACTGTTGTTCTGATTCTTTAAATTTACCATCTTGTAAGGTATAGTACACATCTTCTTTTATCTCAATTCCATCTACTTGTTTTGTTACAACTGAAAATGGGATATATCTTTGTTTTTCTTTTGAATACTTCCATTCTGCAAGAGTAATCCATGACCCTATTTTTGCTTTAGCTGATGAATTAATACCAGCGCACATTATGACACAATCATCACCAGAAGAACCGATCTTAGCGCCATCACCGGAGGAGCCGATCTGAGCGCCATCACCGGAAGAGCCGATGGAAGTTACCGGAACTTAGAATGAAGTAATAAGCTTCGTTCTTACAGTTCTTTTCAATCTCTAATTTTTGTCTTACTTGGATTAGTTGTTGTTGCAACTCTTTTACTTCGGAAAGTAATTTACCCTCGTTTCGTCGGGGTGGACGTGCTGTAATGGTACTATGATTCACATTACTTACAGATTCACTTCGCTTTGCCATACGTTGATGAATTATAAGTTAATAAAAACAAGAAAGTCGCCGACTTCCTGTTCTTTTGGCAAAGCGAACATAACACTTACAAAGAAGGCTATGCAACTCAGGACTTCGACGACTTATAATTTACTTATGGATACAAGTCACGATAGGGTATGAAAAATACCTTCATTTGTAATTTGTTTGCTCGCTTTGCCAGTTGAGCACTACAAATATACGGCTATTATCCATAATTGCAAAATTTAATGTAAGATTTGTACCTGCCGGGGAATCGAACCCCGGAAAAACCATTCAGGATGTTATTTCTTCCTTCTTCCAGGTTTCTTTTCCTCACGGACTTTTTCTGTTTGAGCGACAAGAATACGTAACTTGTCTATAGGGACCTCCAATCTGTTCAGCTTGCAAAGTAATTCGATGCGCTCGCTGTCTTCTGGTGTAAATAAATTATTGCTCATTTCCCCTTTTTATCTTGTTTTTTTATCCAAAATAATCGTTACATAAATCTTCAAATTGTTTTCCAATATATTCTGCGTCATCAGGTGTACCGCAGCAAAGCCGAGAGCCGGCGCGCGAGCTCGTACACGCGCAGCTCGTACCGTCGCAACGAAAACCGGAGGAACGCCAGATAAAATACGGATAATATTTACATTGGTTTGAATTGGAGTAATCTGCATTCCAATTGTTGTTCATTTTATTCGCAGCTTTGAAAATTGTTTTCAATTTTATGAATGCGATTTCAGACTTCCCGATTCCACAGTCCATTAAATGTTGTTCGTCAATCGGCTTTTCTCCGATGATTTCACAAGCATCCTCATATGTCTTTACTGCTTCTTGAAAGTTTTTCAGAAATGTTGTCTTCCCGAAGTTCAATTCAAGGATTTCTTTTAAGTTTGCAGATGCTTCCAAGTAGAGTTTCTTTGCTTGCTCTTCCGTTATTTTTAATGTCTTTTCCATGTTTTTTAAAGAATGAGTAAATATTCACGATATAGTTCTTTGAATTGTTCTGCGGCGTATTTGGCTAATTCTGTATTCTTAAAGCAAAGCCGAGAGCCGGTGCCCGTGCCCGCACTCGCGTAGACCGCAGCGTTGCAACGAAAACCGGAGGAACGCTGGTCTTCTCCTTTTTCGACGTAAAACCAGTTGTAATACTTCCATTCATCCCAATTTGACCAATCGGGCTCCCAACCTTCATTCAATGCTCTGATGATAATTGTCAGTTTGTAGAATGCGATGATTGATTTCCTATCTTTCTCCGGAAGCATATCTACAACCGGCAAGTCATTAGGATTTAGTCCTAGGTGCTTGCAAGCATCCTCGAAGGATTTAATTTTGTCTGTGATTTTTTCCATGATATTATAGTTTTAGTGTTATTGTTGTGGTTTTAAATTGTCCGGTATGCGTTCTTTGTCGTCCGGTATGTAGGGGATCACTTCTACAAACTTCGTATCTTCGATTTTTACTATCTCATAGGGTATTACAAATGTTGACAGTGATTTTTCGAGGTTATCCAATGCCCGGTTGATGTTTGCTGCGGCAACTAGATAATGAATTGAGGATTCCTTCTCTTTACCGAAGTTATCGCTATCGGTTATTTTAACTGTTGCTTTGTAGAGTCGGTCATCGTTTTCGTCATTTGATTCAATGTATTCTGTTATTTTTGACCGTTTCAGGGATTGAATGAGGTAATCCCCCTGAACTATTTCGGATAACTGCCTGCAACTCCTTTCTTCTGTTTCCGAAAAGCTCATTGCATCTATGAGGTATAATTCAGTCACTTTCTTTGCTTTGCCATTCTCATTTACTTTTTCGTATTTTACTGTGGATTCAAAATAGGCTGCTGTCATAATTCAATTATATTATGTTTATTCAATAATTTATTCACACTTAGTTAATTTCCCATTAATTAGCTTATACCAAGTATTGGACTTGACTTTTTTACCGTCAACTTTAAAAGATTTAACACACTTTATTGGATATGTATTCCCATCCCATTCTCCCCGTTCAGTAAGTACGATCCAGCATCCAAGTGATCCTTTTGCCTTGCAGTCATATCCAGTAACGATAGCAATTGATTCAAATCCTTCAACGCTTGCTGCCGATCGGTCACCTGTGTTGGTTGCTGCCGATCGGTTACCTGTGTTGGTTGCTGCCGATTGGTCACCTGTGTTGGTTGCTGCCGATCGGTCACCTGTGTTGGTTGCTGCCGATCGGTCACCTGTGTTGGTTGCTGCCGATTGGTAACCTGTGTTGGTTGCTGCCGATTGGTCACCTGTGTTGGTTGCTGCCGATTGGTAACCTGTGTTGGTTGCTGCCGATTGGTAACCTGTGTTGGTTGCTGCCGATCGGTCACCTGTGTTGGTTGCTGCCGATCGGTAACCTGTGTTGGTTGCTGCCGATCG